ATTTTCGTAGTGCCGAATATTTTATTACAGTTACAGATACAGTAAACAATCGTTATTGTGTGCAAACATTAAATGTTGTTCATAACGGAACAACCGCAGTTGTTGCGGTGTACGGAGTTGTGGCGAGTCCACCAAATTCCCCAACTTTAATGACATTCTCTGTTACTTGTTCCAGCGGTATTGTAAGCCTGTCGGGTACAGGTAATTCGTCAAACAATACAGTTAAAATGTTACGAAGACTTGCCCCAGTATAATAGGAATAAAAATGCAAATTTTACAAAAACTTTATAGATCCAGCTACGTAGGTGAAAACATTACAACAGAAATGAGACACATAGGTAGCAAGTGGGACATGTCTACTGAATTTGTGCCAAATAGTGTTATTAATAATCAAATTAGTAACAAAGCAGTTATAATTGGCAACGGTGTTAGTAGAAAAGATTTTAACTTAAAAGTAATTGAACAACACAAAGGTGGCTTGCTAGCCAGTGGAGCCTTACAAAGCTACGGATGCAATGCAGTATACCGAGATATGAAACCACATTTCTTAGTAGCAACAGGCAGTGATGAAATAGTTAATGAAATTATTGAGTCCGGTTACTGTGATACAAATATTGTGTATGCAAGTTCTGCTAATGTATTAAGTAACCCATCAAAATTTTATTTGGTTCCACAAGACGTTCAGTTTAATGCTGGCGCAGTGGCAACGTACCTAGCCGCATTTGATGGACACAAAACAATTTATATGTTAGGCTTTGATGCAGAGCATGGGGAATTTGAAACAAACATCTACCGCGGTACTCGTGCATATGAATCTAACTCAAACACAGGCACCTTTTATGTAAACGCACTTTCTCAAATTATGAATTTATACGATGATGTTGATTTTGTAAGAGTGATGCCAACGTTAAATGCAGAAATGCCAGAAGCATGGAAGTACATAACTAACTTACGTCAAATTACGTATAGACAGTTTACTCTAGAGGTTGATCTTTAAACACAGATTCCATAGTTGTTAGTTTATCAACTATAGCCGCAAATTTAAAACTACGCCACACCCCCGGATGCAAAGGACGGGGGTGATCCTTTAGTGGAACCCAACAATATCCTCTGTGCTCGTGATTTAACTCAGGCACAAATTCTTCTTTAATTGGTATTAGAAAAGTGTGAAAAACAAATTTACCGTTGTCGCTGGTAAATTGTTCAATGGGAATTATTTTATTGTATGAAAAATTATTTCCGACTTCTTCGGTAATTTCTCTATGCAGTCCTTGTATCACAGTTTCGTTGGCTTCTACTTTGCCGCCCACTAATCCCCAAGAGTCTGCATACTTGGTGGCATTTCGAAGTAAAAAAAGATATCGTTGGGTAGCTGTGCAGTATATTAATGCACCACAACTTGCTACAGAACAATTCTCCATTCACCTTCTCCGTAAATACCTTCAACGCTCTTGGTCCAATTTCCATTTGACCATTCGTATTGTGTGTTAGTATTTAAGTTAGTGATATACTGTACTGAATTTTCTTGTTGGCTATCAAATGATACTCTCCAACCCGATCCATTGTATTCGATGATATCTCCGGCATTAGCAACAAAATGTGCTCCATCAACACCGCCCCATGCTATAGCTCCTTCGTTGTTATCAAAGTCGCCAATTGGGTTTAATATCAAATATCTAGTTCCAGTCTCGGGTGTTAGTAATCCAAGTTGATCTACGTTTACAGAATAAGGATCGATTATAGCATCGATTGGTTCTAAGGTATTAACAGGTAGGGTATCTGGGTCAACTGAAAACAATAGTATAGTTTCGTCTGACGGATGGTATGACACATGACCAACTACTTCGTAGTTGCTGTCAGTGTGTCTTAATCGTAATTGTGTATTTCCGTTAATCAGTGTACCAAAATCTTCAACCAATGGTCTCCACTCGTGTTTAGCATTAATACGAATTTGAGGTATTTTGTTATCAGTTGGGGCTAATAGTTTTAGTGTGTTCCCGGTGTATAATACTCCATAGTCTCTAAGAGTAATTACTTTACTAGCCATCCAGTCGCCACCGTTCCATGCATCGTCAACTAAATTACCGTCGTTGTCGTATAAGCCATTTAATACACGTTGCACAACACCTAACTTTTTAACTTTAGCTGGGGTAGTTATCCAAATTGGCATGCTAAATTGCATGGTCATAACGCTGATTGATTCGTCACCGCCAGCAGGAATAGTTCTACTGTCCCATGTGGTGCTGTCTAAGAATACAACACTTAAACTAGTCCAGTCAATGTAATTGTCGGTGTTTTGTATTTCAAGGCCTGGATTAAACAATGTTGCAATTTGCTCAAACAACTGTAGCTTCTGCTGTGTGTTACTAGTCCAGACATCTAGTTTAAGAGTGAGTTTGTAAGGTACTGGCATTAAACGTTCGATAGTATATGCATCGCCTTGTGTGCCTAATAACTCTCCGGTGTCAGGGTCGTAAGCACGTTCACGTAAGTTCATTTTACTTACAAAATTTGGTTCTTGTACACGCTCTCGGTCGTAGTCTAACGCAGTAACATATACTGCCATTGCTGGTACAGTTGGTATTGCGTTTTCGCTGTTGCCGCGAATAATTTGTGCGGCTTGTCGGCTTTGATCGCCGTACATAACAGGAACACGCTGTAGTGCTATAGCACCGTTACGATCTTTACCAAATTCAACCTGGAATCCGGAAATCATACGAATAAACTGTTCAATGAAACGGCGAACTTGTCCGTCATAGAAAAACTGTTGAGCCATTAGTTATCTGCCCTTGGTGTAAATGCCTTACTTAGACTTTGTAGAGTATTGCGTGATTCACCTTCAGAGTCTAAATATGTGGTTGTGTCGTTTACAAAACCACTGCGTAAAGTTTTGTTGTTTGGTCCTGGAGTTAATGAAGTACGTTGTACGTCTTCGATCTTAACCCAGCGACGCCCGTCAAATCTAAATAAACGATTTGGTAAGTAGTCAGAACGCAAGAAGTAGTCGCCAACTGCTGGCTGACTTGGAAACTCAATTCCAACACCAACAGGTAATCCATTTGGCCCTAGTCCGTCCCCAGTTAAGTAGCCCTGTATCTTAGAAGCCGGACTTAGTGGAGCTTCGTCAGCAGTCTCGCCAATGGTGTCAGCAGTAACATTAACCTCGTCGGCAGTATCACTATCTACAGCACCTTCTAGGCCGTCTTCGGCAAACGGTTTAATGTATATTGGCTGTGTGTCGTACCCTGACTTAGGAACAACGGCTTCTGCTTGTGCAATTACAGCGTCATTAATTGCAATTTGCTTGTTATATGTGCTTAATAACTCGCCTAGTGGAGTGGTTGTGCCCTCGCCGGCTGTAATGTTATTAAGAATGTCTTTGTATTCCTGTGAATCTACCAGCGGATTAAGTTTAACTCTCCAAAGGTGTGGCCACCAAGTTGGGCTAAATCCTTCGCTGGCAAACGAGCAATCGCCTACTACATAATAACGCTTTAATGCCGCTGGTACGTCTTGGTCCAAAGCATCATAATCTTTAAGGTGCTCTAGCTCTAGCACATCGCCGGCCATTAATTTACGTCCAACAGTATCGACCATGTCACGCAAATGAAACACCATAAAGATAGTACCAGTTTGTAAAAATAAACCAAATTGACTTAAGTCAAAATCCTGGTCCTGGCGCTGATAAATGCCACGCATTTTATAAATGCTGGTATCGTACTTGCGATCGCGGTTTTCAACGAACAGCAAGTCTTGAATATTTTGTTCGCTTTGGTTTGTATAACTAGGTTGCGTAGCATCATCAGATGTGCCTTGGTTTACAGTACCCAGGTATTTGTGTATGTGAATACCGGTACCGCCAATGGTAAACATTTCGCTGATTCTGCGATCGATAAACTTGTAATCGTTTGAGTGTTTACCGTCTTTCCAAAGGCTTAAACGTGGCATACCAAATCCTATATTGTAGTATTTATGGGTTTGACACATATACCATTTTAATGTAAAATACTGGTATGCAAGAAATTGAAAATCGCGTAAACGAGCTGTTTTTTAAGATAATTGCCTGTAAGCAACAGCATCAGCGTGACCTAAAACGCATGTGGCGAGCATGCAAGGACTTACTAACCGAAATAAGCCGAGAAGATGTAACCTGTCGTAGATTAGGCAAGGACACTCCCAAAAAGCTAGAATTAATAGAAAAGTTAAATGAAAGTGTAAATACCCTGGAACAGTACCTTATGTTTGCTACACTTTTAGAGTAGTTGACCTAAAATGAGCAATAATGTATAATATGTAAATATGAAAATTTTCTTAGACACAGAATTTACAGACTTTTCTGAAAGCGAATGCGACTTAATCAGCATTGGGCTTGTTGCCGACGATGGGCGGGAATTTTATGCTGAACTAACAGACTACAGACAAGAAGCATGCACCGATTTCGTTCGTGAAATTGTTTTGCCTTTGCTAAAACAGCATAAAGGCACAGTTTTTGGCAACCGCTTGCAAGTAGCCAAAGAACTAGCAGAATGGTTAGAACATTATAGAACTCACGACGAGTGTATTATTTGTTTTGACTATAATACTGATTGGGATTTAATGAGAAACATGTTACTATTGTTGCCCGAGGACATGTTACCCAATTTTCTAACAACCAAAAATATTTGGGGCGACATTGACAAAATGGCCATCGATTATTATTGGCTAGAAGCAGACTGCCTGGGTCATAAGCCGCACCACGCACTGTGGGACGCTCGT